CCATCGGGCACCCCTGCCCACGCAGGCTCTGGTACGAGTCTGTGCAGGGGATCGAGCCGGTCTTCGACCAGCGAGCCCTGCGGATCTTCCGCATGGGCGACCTGGTCGAAAGCTTGGCGGTCGAGTGGCTCCGGGAGGACGGCTGGATCGTGCTTCATAACGCCGGCTCCCAGGAGGCCGAGCAGGAAGTGGTGATCCCCGTGGCCGACGGCGTGGAGATTCGGGGGCACCACGACGCCATCATCGAGAACGGGAACGGCCCCATCGTCGTGGACATCAAGTCCATGAACGACCGGGCGTTCACCGAGTGGCGGAGAAAAGGCACCCTGAGCAAATACCCCCAGTACCTAGACCAGGTGCACGTTTACGGCAAAGGCCTTGGGATCACGAAACTGGCCATCTGCGGGGTGAACAAGAACAACTCGGAGTATCTCATCGAGTCGTTCGAGTTCGACCCCCAGCGGTGGGCAGCTCTCGAGGCCAAGGCTCTTTCCGTCGCCACGAGCCTGGAAGAGCCGGCTGTCCCGGAGGATCTCCCCGGGTGGTGTTGCTCGTATTGTTCTTACCACGGCGCGATCTGCCGTGGATAACCGAAAGGAGGAAGAAGCATGGAGAGGATCCGATTTATCAACGAGGACGAAATGGACGGAGCGTACCTGGTGGCGGCCAACATCGACCGGGAAGGCGATCTGTGCATCTACCTGAACGGCAAGCTGGTGGCCTGGCTTTCCGCTGACGACCTGGCGCTTCACGTCAGCAGCTTCGGACGCGAAATGGGCATCACGCTCGCCGAGTAACCGAAGGAGAGAGAGGGATGGAGGCAAGAAAGATGTTCGTACTGAAGGATGAGCCCGAGCCGGAGATCTTCAGGGCGGAGCTGTCTGTCGATGTGTTGGGCACCCTGGAGCTGAAGGTCAACGGCCTTCAGGTCGTCCGGATCTACCCGTCCACGATGCTTCTCCAGATCGCGGACGGGGCGGAGATGCTGGACATGAAGGTTATTCAATAAGGAGGGAAAGTGATGGGACTGTTCCAGAAAGCCGAACGCAAGAAGGCGAAGCTCCGCCTGGGGCTCTGCGGCCCCAGCGGAGCGGGGAAGACCATGAGCGCCCTGCGTCTCATGATGGGTCTTCTCGATCCGCCGTACGAGGGGAAGATCGCGGTGATCGACACGGAGCACGCCTCCGCGTCCCTGTACGCCCACGTGGTGCCGTTCGACACCATGATCTTCGAGCCTCCCTACGACGTGACCCGTCTTCTCGCAGCCATGAAGGAGGCCGCCGAAGCCGGCTACCAGGGGCTGATCATCGACAGCATCAGCCACTTCTGGGCTGGCGAGGGCGGGCTCCTGGACGAGCAGTCCGCTGCCGCGAAGAAGACGGGCAACTCCTATACGGCGTGGCGAGACGTCACGCCGAAGCACAACCGCCTCATCGAGGGAATCCTGGCGAGTCCTCTTCACGTCATCGCCACCATGCGATCCAAGGTGGACTACGTGATGGAGACGAATGATCGAGGAAAGCAGGTGCCCAAGAAGGTCGGGCTTGCCCCGATCCAGCGGGAGGGCATGGACTACGAGTTCACTACCGTCTTCGACATCGGGATCGACGGGCACCTGGCCTCCCCGTCGAAAGACCGCACGGGTCTCTTCGACGGCTGGATCGGGCTCATCACCGAGGAGACCGGAAAGAAGATGCGCAAGTGGCTCGAAGAAGGCGGAGAGCCTGCCCCGTCCTTCAGCGAGATCGTGGCGCTCTACCGCAAGGCCGGCCTCACGGACGCGGCCATCGTCGAGAGGGTGAAGTCCGTGACGGGAAGGGCGAACCGCTCCGATCTGACGGAGCCCGACTACTTTGCCCTGAAGGCGGACGCCCTCACTTTGAAGGCCTCATGATCGTGGAGCCCCAGACCTTCCGGCGGATGAACCGCTGGGAGGTCTGGATGACCGTGGAAGACTGGGCGGAGCTGGCGGAGGTCAGCCCGCCCGTCATGTCTGCCCTGCTTAACTCCCTGGTTCGCAGGGGTGAGTGGAAAAGGATGGGAGGTGAATACCGGCCATGCCCGAAGTCGCGCTCCAGGAATACCTCGACGGACTCTACCGCTATTGCGACGACGGGCTCCTGGAGCTGAGGAGCCTGCCCTCGGGGGAGCAAGCGTGGATCCCCCGGGAGGAATGGCCGGGGATCCAGGAGCGTCTCGCCACCCGGGAGCACCTGTACTACGGCGTGGGGCTCCGCGGAACCAGGCGGGGCACGAAGGATGCCGTCGCGTCCATCCCGGCCGTCTGGGTGGACGTGGACGCCAAGGATTTCGGAGGCGACCTGAGGGCGGCGTGGGACTCCCTGTGGGAGCACCGCCCCATGGGTCGCCATTGGACGTACGTCGTTCAGTCCGGCGGAGGCTTTCATGCCTACTGCCGGCTGAAGGAGCCGGCGGGCCCGGAGGATTTCCCCCGGCTTGAAGCCATCAACCGAGGGCTGGCCAAGTCCGTGGGCGGGGACATGAACGCCACGGACGCGGCCAGGATCCTCCGGCTCCCCGGCTCCATGAACTGGAAGTACTCCCCGCCCCGCCTGGTGAAGGTGCGGTACGCCGGGGAGAACGAGTGGAACCTGAGCGACCTGGAGATGTACGAGGAGCGAGGCATCGCCGTTCCCGTCCCCACGGCGGAGGACAGAATCGAACGGTTCGAGACGCTCTTCCGGCGGTGCCGGTTCCTGGAGCACTGCCGGAAGGACGCGGCAACCCTGCCGGAACCGCAATGGTACGCGGCCATCTCGAACCTGGTACGCTTTCCAGGGTGCGTCTCCCTGATCCACGAGATCTCCCGGCCGTATCCCGGCTACTCCCGGGCGGAGACGGACGCGAAGATCCTCCAGGCGTTGGAGGCCTCCGGCCCCACCGGGTGCGACGCCATCCGCCGTCACTTCGACTGCGGGAGGCGGTGCGGTGTCCGGAGCCCGGCGGGTCTTTTGCGGGTGACGCCCGTGCCGGAGGACACCTCCAACCCGTTCAAGGAGCGGGACGAGCGCATCCGCGCCATGGTGGAGGCGGCCGTCCCGGATCACGGGTGGATCCGGGAGTACATCGACTACGCGGAGAAGCAGACGGACGCGCCCCGCATTTTCCAGCTCTTCGCGGCGCTCTGGTGCCTGTCGGTCACGGTGGAGAGAAAGGTGGCGATCCCCTACTTCGGGGTTCGCCCCCTCTACCCCAACCTCTGGGTGGTGCTCATCGCGCCGTCCAGCACGTACCACAAGTCCACGGTGGTGGACATCGCCGCGGACATGGCGTCAAACACGGGAGCCTACCTGCTCCCTCAGGAGTTTTCCCAGGAACAGCTCATCGGCGAGCTGTCCAGTCATCCCCGGGGATCGTTTCTCTGGAGCGAGTTCGGCCAGCCCCTGGCGGCCTTCGAGCGGGACTACATGTCCGGCGTGAAGGACTTGCTGGCGAACCTCTACGACTGCCCGGAGTTCTACGAACGAAGCCTTCGGGCAGGCGTGCTGAGGGTGGAGCAGCCATACCTGTCCGCCCTGGCGGCCACCAACATTGACTGGATGGTGGACAAGAAGCGGATCTCCAACGACCTGCGCGGAGGGTTCCTGGCCCGGTGGCTGTACGTCCCCCACACCAGCAAGAGCTTCACGCTGGAGGAGCCAAACCCCGTGGACTGGGGATGGCGCGCCGAGCTGGCCAGGACACTCCGGCAGATTCGGGAGAGGGAGCCCGTGTCCCTTTCCCTGGAGCGGATCTCGGCGCAACGGGCGAGCCTGAAGGCAGAGATCGAGCGGGAGCTGAACAACTCCCCGTACCTGGTGGAGCTGTCGGCGCTCTACTCCCGCTACCAGGCGGTCGCCCTGAAGCTGGCAGCCCTGTACGACGTGAGCTTCGGACGATGGGGAGGTGAGATATCGGAAGAGGCCATGAGCCTGGCGGAAGGAGCCGTCCGCGTGCTAAGGGACTCGGTGTCAAATCTGGTGGCCGCCGTGCCCCGGCACAAGGACGACGCCCTCACCGCCGAGATCATGACGAAGATCTCCCTGCTCCACCAGCAGGGAAATCCGTGGGTCAGCCTGCGCGACGTCTACCGTTACACGGGCCGGCCGAAGGAGGTGTGCGAGAAGTGCCTCCGGGAGCTCACAGAAATGGGCAGGCTCTCGGAGAGAGAGGAAAAAAGAACCAGGGTCTGGCAGATCCGGCTGGACGCCTGAGATGGAAGGTCGAACAGCGGGACGGGGTCTGGATCGCCACCCGTCCAGCCGGGCACGGGTACCGGTTCTGCGATCTGGAGACGGCCAGGCTCTTCGTCCTGGCCGAGGGCGGAGAACCGGTATGCAGCTGACGAGGGAAGCGCCGGTCTGTCCGTTCTGCGGGAAGCCCCTGAGCTTCTACCTCTGCGAGACGGAGGAAGCGAAACTGGCGGGATGGACATGCCGGTGCGAGGAGTTCGCCAGGATGGCAAACAAGCTGGGCGCAAAGCCCTTCTAAGGAGGAATGAACATGAGAGGCTACAACCACTGCGTCTTCGGCGGAAACGCCATCGCCGACAGCAAGGTCTACGAGGGAAAATCCAAGGTCGTCTCGTTCTGTCTTGCCGTCAACCGGGGAAAGACGAAGGACGGCGTCGACCTTGGCACGGACTTCCTGGACGTGAAGGTCTTCGGAAAGGCCGCCGAGTGGACGGAGGTGAAGAAGGGCGAGCCGGTGCTCGTCGCCGGCAAGCTCCGCAAGGAGAAGTACAAGGACAGCTGGACGGTGCAGATCATCGCCGACCAGGTCTGGAAGATCAACAACGGCACGCCGGGCGCGAAGGAGGCGTTCGAGGTGCTGGCCGGGAGCCAGGCGGACGACGACTTCCCGATCCCCGGCGAAGAGAAGGAGGCAGACATCCCTTTCTAGTCCGCCTCCACTCTTCCACCCTCGCCCGCTTGCGGGAGGCTGCGCTCCTGCGCAGCGTCCCCAAGCGGCTGAAGGGGATCCCAGGGCGCAAGGTCGATCGGAAGCGAAGCCAGCTGGAGATCGACCTGGAGGGGCTGAAGGCCGAGTACGCCGTAGGGCTGGTGCTCGGCCTGAAGCCCGACCTGGAAGGGAAGCTCGGAGGCGACGACGGCCATGACCTGAAGGGAGAATCCACATGGCAGGTCAAGCACAACCGGTACCCTCATGGTGACCTGTATGTCAACACCATCGAGGAAGTGGTATCAGACAATCTCGTCCTGGTTCACCCGACTGGGGTCGAGGCCGTCGTCGAGATTGCAGGATATGTGGACAAGGGATCCTTTGTTTCCAATTGCCATTGCACGGACTACGGCTACGGGACGAGGTACGCCCTGTCCCAGGACAAGCTTCGAAGTCTGATGGAGGTGGTCTGATGACCCTGGAGATCCCCGTCGAGAGGCTCGACGGATCCATCCCGCTGCCCCTCAAGGCGTCTTCCCGGGCGGTGGGATACGACCTGCACTCGAATGAGCGCTTTCTCATGATCCCTGGAGAGCGCCACCTGTTCGGCACCGGGCTGAAGGTGGCCATCCCAACGGGATACGCCGGCCTCATCCTTCCCCGCTCCGGGCTGGCGCTCCGGAAGGGCGTCACCGTTCTGAACGCCCCCGGCCTCATCGACCCGGACTACCGTGGCGAGGTGGGCGTCCTGCTCATCAACCACGGGGACGAGCCCGTGGAGATTGTCCAGGGCGAGCGGATCGCCCAGCTCGTGGTGGCGAAGGCGGAGGACGTGCTCTTCGCCCTCACGAAGCTGGATGCCACAAAGCGCGGAGAGAACGGATGGGGCTCCACGGGAGGCTGATCCCCTATTTCTGCCCAGTCCACGGGCACCTGGTGGATGCCCTGGAGGGCAGCGTGAAGCGGTTGTTCTGTGAGCGCTGCCGGAAATGGATCGACGAGAAGGATGCCCGGCGGGACGCGGTGGAAGCAGGAGAAGTTTAACTGCTGCCTGTACTTCGACCGGTGGCCGGTGTGCATGGCCGCCGTGATGGAAGCCCTGGAGTCGAAAAGGAAGCGGGGCTTCTGGTACGGGCGGTACCGGTGCCGTCACTTCGACGACGCCGGGCGGATCCCGTCGGTCTGCGTCTATCTGCGGAGGCACGGGGGAGACGGCAAGCTCCCCCTGTGCCGGAACCGGAGAGCCCGGGACGGCGCCAAGGCGGACATGTACCTCCGCTACATCGCCAACCGGGCGATCCTGGGGATGAGGGACGGACTCCTGGGAAGCGCCCTCAACCCCAGGGAGTTTGACCGAAAAGACCTCTGGACGACCGCCGTCCAGGTGCTGAAGGAGGAATTCGATGGAAACACGGAAGTACGGGAACTCCTGCGGGAACACGTCCGAAGAGCCCAAGAGAACGCCTACGCCCCCCCGTCCAACCCGCGATCTAACGGACGAGGAAGAGCGACAGCTCCTGGCGATGACGGGGGACTCCTGCCGTGGCTGAGGTCTCTAGGGTGGCCGCCGTCGGCGGCCCCACGCAGGAGGCCGAGGCCGTGAGGCTCTCCCTGTCCCCCAGGCGGTGGCAGATCCTGAGCGAGATCTGCCACGGGAAGGACTACCCGGAGATCGCAGAGCGGATGTGCCTGGATCCCAAGACCATCCGCAACCACGTGAACGACATCCTGTCCATCGTGGAGGATACCCTGGGATGGCGCCCCAAGAACCGCTGGCAGCTGGCGGTCTGGGCATGGACAAACCGGCTCTTCCGGCAGGAGGGATGACCGTGGAAGGAGTCAAGCACGACGCGGGCAAGCTCCGCTACGACCTGATACCCCACGATGCGCTGAAGGCATACGTCGGCGTCCTCACCTACGGAGCGAACAAGTACACCCGGAGGCATGTCGTTGAAGGGGTTGAAGTCACCGTCCCAGGCGCCCGCAACTGGGAATTAGGCATGGACTGGAGCCGGCTGTACGCAGCGGCGCTCCGCCATCTCACCAGCTGGTGGCAAGGGGGGGATGCCGACCCGGAATCCGGCCATCCCCCCCTGGCGCACGCCCTGTGCTGCATCAGCTTCCTCCTGGCCTACCAGCTGCGGAAGAAAGGGACGGACGACCGGCCATGCCCAGCGTGAAGGCAGCCAAGCAGAAAGGGCGCATCTTCGAGGTCTGGTGCCGGAACGTGCTGGCCTTGTCCCTCGGTCTGCCGTTCGACGCCATGAATTCCCGCGGGGCTGGAGCACCAGGGTGCGACACCTGGCCGTCCACCGCCATCCGGGATCTGATCCCCTACTGCGTGGAGAGCAAAGCCCGGACGAACCTGTCCCCCTACCAGGTCATGAGGCAGGCGCGGGGCAATTGCTACGAGGGACTGTTTCCCCTCGCCATGGCGCACTACCGGGGCGAGCACCTGACGTTCATGCCCACCGTCCACTTCCTCGCCCTGCTCCAGGAGCTGAACGACCGCGAGGGCTGGGCGGAGCGGGTGGCCGCCCGCGAGGAGAAGCTGCGGAAGGAGATCCCCACCCTGGCGGAGACGCGGGTGGACGAGGAAGCTCCTCGGAAGGCCAAGGCCAAGGCGAAGGCAGTCAAGCCCGCTGCGAGGCAGCGGCGGGTCGGAAAGCAGTAACGTACTTGCGGGAGCTGGCCAGCGCTGGCTCCCGCATAAACTTGAGGAGGTGGAAGGGATGAGCTACAACGGGTGGAGGAACTACGAGACCTGGCTGTGCAACATCTGGCACGTTGTGACGTTCGCGCAGATCGCCGTGGAATCGCCGCCGGGGACGTCCACGAAGGATCTGGCGAGGCGCCTCCGGGAGGAGCTCGAAAATGAATTCTGGTCACACTTAGCGAGGAGTTCTGGAGGGTTCCTGGGAGACGTCTTCTACGGGTTCCTGCACAACGTCGACTTCGAGGAGCTGGCCGAACACCTGGAGGAACTCATCCCGAAGGAAGAGAAAGGCGAAGGAGAGGAGGGGTAAGACATGTACATGGTGCAAGGGGAACTGTTCTTGAGCCGATGGTACGTTGAGAACAGCTGGCTGAACTGCCCCGTCTGCGGGGCGAAGACCGATCACTACTGCTCCTACGGCGACCCGG